ATAATTTGGTGGGTATAGGAAACATTCTGCTTACCATGCTTACGAGCAATATAGTCTTTACCAATAGTATTCATAGCACCTGGACGAACTAAAGCATTTGATGCTGCTAACTCATTAAAGTTTTTTACTCCCATTTTTACTAGGAGGTTTGTATATGGTGTTGCTTCACACTGGAATACACCTTTTGTATACCCGTCTGAAAGCATCTCATATACTTTGGGATCTGCCATATCAATTGATAAAAGATCGATGTCTTTGTAGTGATTTTGTTTAATCATATCAATAGCATCTTTTACTACGCTTAAAGTTTTAAGACCTAATGCATCAATTTTAATAAGACCAATCTTTTCAGCCTCTTCCATATCAACACCAACCACAGGAATGCGATCATCGGATCCAGGAGAAGAGCGAGTTTCCAATGGCGCATACCTAAATATTGGATCCTTACTAGTAACCACACCAGCAGCATGAATGCCAGTACCTCTAATACGACCACGTAATTGTTCTCCATAAATCTCCACCTCTGGATATTTTTCTCTAAACCACAGTGTAGTTTTAGAGGTACAATATTCATCCCAAGTATCGACTAACTTTAATACTTTGTTAACATCTGTTAATGGTATATCTAAAACTCGTGCAACATCTCTTACAACACCTTTATCTTTAAACTCAAGGAATGTAGCAATAGATGCTACGTGTCTATACTGTCTAACTAAATAATCTTTTACTTCATCACGACGAGTATCTTGAATGTCCGTATCAATATCAGGAAAGTCGTTACGTTCTGGATTAATAAAACGGAAAAACAAAAGACCATGTTCTATTGGATCAATTGTTGTAATACCAAGTAAATAACAAACTAAAGAACCAGCAGATGATCCACGACCTGGACCAACTAAAACACCTTCTTTCTTAGCCCAATTAATCATATTGCTTACTACAAGAAAATATGGTGCAAATTTTTTATTACGAATAATTTCTAACTCTTCGTCAAGTCTTTGTTCATAAATATCATTTCCAAGCCAGTTGTCGGTAAGCCGATATTTTTCAAGTCCTGCAAACGCTAAGTTTGCTAACTCTTGATCTGGGTTTTTATATTGAACTGGTAAAAGATTTAGTCCATCTTTAATGTCATAGTCTTCTACTGTATCTGCTAAAAGTGTTGTGTTTGAGTATATGTCTGGTCGATCAATACCCTGCAGTTCCATTGCTGCCTTAATTTCTTCATAAGATAATAGATGGATATCAAATTTATTAAATGTTATTTGGCGGTCTTCTCCGTATAAATAGTCAAGTCTTTCCATCATATCTGTTTTCTTTTTAGACTTTTCGTATGTTGCTTCTTTGTTTATTTTTCCATGTGTATTTAAAATTAACTTAAATTCTTGTATTTCTTTTTGCAATGTATCTGAATGATGACAGTCTGGTGTAACAACAACCTTTATATCAAACTCATCAGCAAGTTCAATAAGATATTTATTTATTTCTGGTGTGTTGTGTGGCATAACCTCAATATAGTAATCGCTACCAAAGTTATCTTTAAACCAGTTAATGTTCTTTTTAGCAATTGCAAACTCTTGCTCTTCTAGTGCTTTAACAATAACGCTACTAGGACAAGCAGAGGTTACAATAATTCCTTCTTTATACTTTTTAAGAATCTCAAAGTCAAACCTTGGTTTCTTAAAAAACCCATCTGTCCATGCAATTTCACTAATCTTGTTAAGGTTTTCCAAACCTTTTTGGTTCTTGGCTAGAAGGACAATGTGGTTATAGACAAGATCTTGTTGACCTTCTCTTTCAGACTTATCTCTTTTATCAGATATATCTGCACACATGTATCCTTCTAAACCAAGGATTGGCTTAATACCCTTTTCTTTTGCAGCACGATACAACTCTCTGTGACCAGAAAGTGTACCGTGATCTGTAATTGCAAGAGCGTTCATACCCAACTTGCTAGCACGGTCTACATACTCTTGTGGAGTTGCTATGCCGTCAAATAGGGAGTAGTGAGTATGAACATGTAAGCCTACATAGTTCATCTATTACCAGTCTACGTTGGTAGCAGATGAAGTTGTTGGACCGTCAAAGCCTAAGTAGAATGCTTCTTGTTCAGCATAAGGAATTTTCTTTAATGCTAACTCAAGAGGATAAGGCTTAAATGCTGACCAGTCAAATGGTTCTGTATCTGGTGCACCTGGAATGGTTGTGTAACTTGTTTCAGTACCCTGACCATTTCGTTTTACTTTCCAGACTACGTTTGAGATGCTACCTGTTTCAAGTGCATACTCACGAATTGTATTAAATGCTGATTGCTTGCTAACACCCATTGACCAAATAGCCACATACGGTGCTTCAATGCCATCGTCGACTAAAACATTGCAATAGAAACGAAGACGTGCTCTCCAGCCAGCCTTTGGATCTTTACGGTGCATTTCTTCTGCCCAGTCACGACCTTCTGATTCCATTGTATCTACAGCCTTACGCTTGTAGTCTTTTGGATTTGTATGTTCTTTAACAACTAGAGCAAGACCACGTTCTGCATTGTAGTTTGCAGAGTCTTCATCTAGTTCTTCAACGAAACGAATTTTTACTGCTTGTCCATCGGCAATTTTTAACCATCTTACCTTTGGAGAGTTTTCATCATATTTTGGCTTGTCGAGCAGGGCATTTATATTTTTGAGTCCCTTTACTACGCTCATATATTCTCCTTCGTTTGTTATATTAGTTTAACATAGTTGATATAGATTTGTCAAATTGAAACTCTATGCTTCGAATTGCCTCATCATCCATATCTCCTATGTCTTTATATTTTTTATCTATTTTTATTACGGTCACTAATGAGCCAAGTTTTTCAATTAACTTATCTCTCATTATTGAGCCAGCCTCATCATTGTCTGCAACAAGAACAACATTGTTGAAGTATTTTGCTAACAGTTTAATCTGTGATGCAGATACGTTAGCCCCCAGAGTTGCCACTGCTGGGAATCCTACTTGGTCTAATCTTATAGCATCAAAAGATGATTCAACTACATACACAGTGCTAGATGCTTTAATTCTGTGTAGGTTAAATAATATTTTACCTTTTGGAAGTCCTGGAGTATTCTTAAACTCTTTACCTTCTACAGATCTACCAACAAAGCCAAGTGTTAACCCATCTGGAGAGTGAACTGGTATTGTTAACATATCTTGTTTTTCTGAATAGCCAAGTCCAAATTTTTTAATTGAATCTTCTGTTATATATCTTCCAGCATAATATCTCATTGCTCTTGGTGACTCAAGGGCTTGATTGTTTAATCGTTTAATTAATACTTCGTCATATTGAACAAAGTCTGGTGGAGCATACATAGCCTTATTAATTACACTCTCAATGTTAGTCTCTGTTTGTTTGCTTTTTATATACCTTGCTGCTTCAAAATAAGTTCTACCAGTTACAAACATTACAAATTCTTCAAGGTTTTTTGTGGTTTGACATCCAAAACAAAAAAACAATCCACTATCTTTTGCAATTTCAGCAGCGGGAGTCCTAGTGTTATTATGATATGGGCAATAGATTATGTAGTCATTACCAAACTCTGCTTCAACGTCAATACCTGCGCCATTAAGCACTCTTTTTATTTGTTCTTTACTATAAATGTTATTTACCATCTTCGTAATCCTTATATCTGTAATAACCTTTGTCAAAATCTACTTGTACTAAAAAGTCTCCCATAAAACCGTTACGATTTTTTCTAAATACACATTCAATAATATCACTATTTGTAGCACGACCTAATGCCATAACCCAGTCAGCATCATAAGCAATTTGTCTAGACCATGCAGTTTGACCAAGTGTTGGTGCACTGCTTAAATCTTTTACATCATCAGGGGTGGCAGATGAAATAGCAATAATAGGAACCTCTTCGCTAATAGCCATAAGTTTAAGTTCTCTTGAAAGGTTTTTCATACGTACCGTCTCATTTTCAGACTTTTGATTAGGTGACATAAGTTGTAAATAATCTACAATAACAAAGTCTGGCTTGTATTGATCAATTTTTCCACGCACAACGGATGGGTTTACTTCTCCACCATTATCATTTGATATGATGTGAAACTCTGGTTTGCCCTCTACTTTATTTTTGTGCCAATTTTTTAACATATCAATTTCAATTTCGCCATTGCTAAGTTTACGGTGAGACCAAAGACCTTCCCCCATAATAGCAAACACACGATTACGAACTTCTGTTTCAGACATTTCTAAAGAAATAACCAAAGGAGACTTTCCCTGTTTCCATGCTTGCACTGCAAAATAAAGTGCTAACCATGATTTGCCAATTCCTGGATAAGCCAAAAACACACCAAGTTGTCCTGGCATAATTCCAGAAGGTAGGTAGTTATCAAATCCTGGCAAACCTGTTTTAATTCCAATCTGACCAGTTTCTTTTTGCTCTTTAATCTTTTCAAAATATGCAACGGCAGATTCTAAATCTGTTGCATCAATATCACGTATAGCAGATGTATTCTTTTTTAGTTCAGATGTTTTTGTAATAAGACCATTAAGGGCTTCTGTTCCATTGCCAGTTTGAACTTCTCCTGCTGCAGATCTTAAAATATCTTTTAGGCTATCGTTTAAATATTCAGTCTGTAATTCTTCAAGATGGTGTTTGGTTGCACCAACATTTTCTACTGGCTGAAAGTCTCTAAATTTTTCTACAACTAAAGAGGTTGGTGGAACGGTACTGTTATTTTCAAAATATAATCTTATAAAATTCCAAACATCATTGTGTGTCCTAAGAAGATTTTCAACATTAGCCTGTAGAAGCACGTGCATTTGTTTGTCTTGTAATAATGCTGAGATAACTCTTGCTTCTGTATTATTCACTGAGCCACCTCCTTGCTAACTTTCTTCGCTCTATTCGTTCTAATGTATCTTTTTCAAAATCTAGTTTACCGTTAATAATCTTTTCTGCATTATATGCAAAGTAGTTCCAATTTGGTTCTTGTGCAATACTAAAATAATATTCTAGCAAATCATAACAAGCAGAAATACCATAAGACTCTACTAAGGCATCAGCAGACCATTGCTCTACGTTTAAATTTAAAGATGGCTTTTGCTCATACTTTGCTGTATGTAACTTGCTGTACCTACTAAGCAAAGCCATGCGGTCTTTGCGTTCAGCCATTAGTCTTTGCTGTCAGCCTCTAATTGTGCCTCTTGAATTTTTTCAGTTAGTTTGTCTTCAACAAACTTATAGACTCTATCAAAAGCCTGATCTGAGTTTTCACCATCACGCTTAGAGTCAACAACCCCTAGATCAATTCTTAAAGACTGGAAGTTACCCAGATTAAGTGTATATCCTAGAGTTACTGATACTTTTGTATTATCGTTTTCCATACCCCACCTTTTCTCTATTTTAAATGTTTTCAGACCAGATTGGAATATACCTTCCGTCATCTGTCTTTGTATATGTAAGTATACCTTTTCCCATTCGTCGTGTCAACTCTTGGTTCGTAGGCGTCATATTATTTGTTATTAACCCATCTTTTCTTGGTTGCCCCATATGTATAGATGCCAGTATATCACGAATCACCTTAACTGCGCTTTCTGAATAGTATGATCTTATTTGCCATCCAGTCCTTCCATTAATGGTAGATCCTACTGGTGGCGGAATAACTCCTTTTTTAATTAATGTTGGCATATACTTTCTATGACGATTAATTAATCTAGCAGTCTCAGCAACCGTATAAGCCTTTTCTCTATTTTTTCTAAAATCAGTTCTTAGGCAAGTTTCAACTCTATCTTTATTAATGTTGTATACAGACACCAAACCAGTAGATCTTGAACTATGGTAAAGCCTTACAAGGTCTCCATTAAGAAACCAAATTTTCTTACTTCCCTTTATTATAGATTCGTTATTGTAAGTTTGGCTCTCGATAATTCCTTTGCCAGTAACCATCTGCCCTCTCCGCTTTCAGTTGGTGGATGATAAAATCTTCTTGATCCACACCGAATACAATACGTTTCCATATGCTGTACGCTTGTATATTGTCTATCAATAAACAAACGACCATTACATTTATTACAAAAAATCATTATGCTGCTATCTTTTAGTTTGGTATGCCAACGGCAATTAAGTTAACAGCCAGAGATAAGTTGCCAGATGCTCCAAACCTTACAAACCCATCTACCTTTGATGTTGTTACTGTTTGTAATACAACTGTTACGTTTTGACCAGCCTCAGTATTTCCTATGTTTCTTGCTGTGGCTGTAACGATAGGTGGAAACTTAAAATCGTTTTGGAAAGAATAACTGAATCCTCTTTCATTACCAGCGCTAACTGTGCTGTTAGTTAAAACCTCTACATACCCGCCAACTATTCTAGCGTTAGAAGTTTTAGTTGTTTCTTTAACAGATGGACCATTGTCTATACTGGTAAAATTATATGCTGCAGAAGAAACTTCTGTAGATAAGTCATTAATTGTTTGAGCCAAATCATAGATATAGGTAACATCTAATGGTTGACCACGTTCTGGTAAAGGTATTCTTGCCATATATTCCTCCTATTTAATTATACCAAAGAAACTACGCTTGACTCAAATATGGTCAAATCAACATTTCTTTGTTTATTGATTCCTTCAACCTGAACGGCAACTCTAACATTTGTTGTTCCAGTGTTAAGAAATCCATATGTATGTATTGGTGATGTGCCATGATAGAAATAACTACCGCCATCAAATTTTACAAAAATATCATATCTTGGTCTATTGTTTTCATCACCCCAAATTGCAGTAGAACTTGTACCGTTAACGAATACATTCCCTTCAACTTCTTCTATTTCTAGGGCTGGCACTGAAAAAATTGGAGAGTAATGCGAAGATCTATTTTTATCATCAGAGATAATTCTATATCTTAAAAGATATTCATTGTTATCCCCAACTGGTGGTAATTGATTTTTAGGAATAATTAATTTTTTAATTCCAGCGTCAGCCATTACGAAACACCTATAGAAAATCTAAACTCAACATAATTACTAGTATTAGGAGACTTTATAATTGTTTCTGCTGTGTCATTTTTAACAATTGAATATCCAGTTAAGCCGTATAATGGATTAACTGTTTCAGTATTTTCTAGTCTGAGGGCATCTAAAACAACATAATAATCTTCAGATGGGGCATCTGAATCAATAACACAAGCATAAATTTTAACAATAGTAACTGAATCCCAACTAAAATTTGATGTTGAATATAAATCTTGTAATTCTTTTGAAACTACAAAATATCTATTTGTGTTAAAATTTTGAATAATTTTTGGATCTCCAGATGTTCCATGGTCTATTTCTGCTTCAAAACGAGCATATTCGCTACCATCAGTAGATGAAAACTCAACAAGAACTCTTACAGTGTCTGGAATTAATCCCGAACTACCATTTTTATTTATTAAAGAAAATGCCAATCGTAGTTGATCTTTTGGTGAGTTTCTAGATAAATCTACACTTGCACCAGTTAATCTTACATGATTAGATCCATCTTCAATTACAAAGTGATTAAGTGTAGGTCCAACTTCTTCACTTATAGTTAGGTCTGATGTATCACCTTGAATACAAATAATATTATTTAAAAACCTACAACGTTCATACCTTGAGGCACGAGATGTTTTAAAAAATATAGAGTTGTCTACATTTGTTTGAAATACTGGATCTTCAATTGCAATAACATTATCATCTTCTGGATCATCAAGTGGAGAAGAATACAAATTAATTGCTGCTGTAGAAACTGATGTGCTGTATTGCCAATTTTCTGTTGATGTAAATGCAAAGATAG